GCATATACAAATGGATTCCAAGAGTCGGAAACAGCTGGAACTACTAACCGGGCGTAATCAGCCTCACGTAGAGGAAGTCACGCCACAGTTGATCCGCCTGATCAAGAACAAGCCGACGTTTCTCAGTGCCTGGAACTTCGCCGCGCAGTCTTCTGAATTGGAAGACAAGCAGATCTATGGGCCGCTCAATATCGATGCGTCTCACTGGACGAAGATCACGAAGGGCACTGCAAGCCCGCCTGCCGATGAGCGGTTTCTCAAGTTCTTCGATCTGGTCCAGAACGAGTATCCGCTGATCTGGCTGTGTGAGCACCGCGGATATGACTTCACCACACTCAGACGGCATAGCTCCGAACTGGAGCAGCAACTGGAAGCTAAGGACAAGGAGATCGCGGATCACAAGCGAACCATCCGATTGCTGGTGGAGGCGCGGGGTACATGAGTACATCCTCTGCCCGCTCGTCCGTGGCGATTAACCTGGATCAATCTTGTATTCCTGCCGCAACGTCACTGCAAGCGTTTCCCACTAGCGGCTTCTACGCAGGCACACGCAGCCTGTCATCGATGCGATGTCAACGCCGTACGGGTTTGGCTGAAGGGCGAAAAGCATCCCGACACATTTCGCCACGCAGTTCACAGTTCGTGCTGAAAGTTTGTTGTGTGGCGCATCGATTTGTTTCCTCGTTCCCCCGGTTAGCCGCATCGAAAGGTGCGGCATTTTTTTGGAGAGGAGCATGAGTTGCGAAACGCAGAAGGGTCGTAAAGCGAAAGTGCAAGTCGGCATGCGTTTTAACGCGCTGACGGTTCTGGAGCGAGTGGCCCATCCAGGACGAAGTGAGTGGGTGGTCAGATGCGACTGCGGCGTTCAAAAGAAGATGCTTCATGCAAGCATCACCAGAGCGAAGTCATGTGGCTGCCTGACCAAGCAGATACTTAGGAAGGCAAGAACAACCCACGGACACGCCATTCGCAAGACATCGACATATCTCACATGGAGGTCAATGCGGGCTCGCTGCATGAAGTCATGGCACAAGAGCTGGCCCGACTATGGCGGCCGCGGCATCAAGATCTGTGACAGTTGGAAGAAGTTCGAGAACTTCCTCGCCGACATGGGAGAGAGACCTGCCGGAATGCAGCTCGACCGGGTCGATAACAACGGCAACTACGAACCGAGCAACTGCCGTTGGTCGACTCCCACGCAGAACTGTAACAACAGACGGTCGTCGCACTACATCGAGCACAACGGGGAACGGCGCACGATCAGTCAATGGGCTCGCGTCGCTGGCATTCCACGTGACACGTTGACCTTCCGACTTGACTCTGGCTGGTCAGTTTCTGAAGCACTGAGCACGCCTGTAAAGCGACAGAAGAACAATCGATCGGGACTATCAGTGACGAGAACTACTGCTACCGCTCGCCAGATACAGGCGAGATGGGAGCGCGCAGCGTGATCAATCCCGAAGCACCAAGCGTGGACGCCGAACTGGAGCGTCTCATCGACTTCGAAGCGGGTCTGCTGGCCATCGCGCAGACGCCGGCCGAACAAACGTCGGCTTGGGACCAGCTGAAGCGGCTCGTAGCTCAACGCTCCCCGGAGCGCATCGAGCAGATGGAGCGGGAGCAGGGACTGCGATAGATGGCTGACTCACGCACATGGTTCCGGCTCTACACGGAGTTCGCTTCTGATCCGAAGGTGCAGCTGTTGGATGAAACGTTACAGCGACGTTTCGTGATGTTGCTTTGTCTCGCCGGGGCCGGAGTGACGCCAACAACGAGCGTTTCAGAGGTCGATTTCTTGCTCAGAATCGGCGTTTCAGAATGCGAGCGAACTCGTTCCATACTTGTTTCAAAAGGTCTCATCGACGAAACGTGGTTTCCGAAGAAGTGGACAAAAAGGCAGTTCGAATCAGATAGTTCCACCGAACGAGTGAAACGTTTCAGGAAACGGCAGAGCGCCGTTACAGAGGACGTTTCTGGAACTGCCTCAGAGCAGAGCAGAACAGAGCAGAGTCAGAAACGCGGAACGCGCATCCCTGACGACTTCGTCCTGACGGACGACCGACGACTCGTGGCCGAGGCTGAAAGACTGCCCGCCGAGCGAACGTTTGCGAAGTTCTGCGACTACTGGCGATCGGCCAGCGGGCAGAAAGCCCGGAAGATCGACTGGGAAGCGACGTGGCGAAACTGGTGCCGCACCGAGGCGGATCGCAAGCCTGGTGCTGGCGCCAAGCCCAACGGCGCCAGCAAAAACCCGTACCAGGGGTCGATATGACGCCCTTCGAACTTCGAGCTCTGGCGAACTTCCGACGTCGCGGCCAAGCACCCGAACTGGCCGTGTTCGTGATGGACGATTGGGCCAAAGCGGCGCAGCTGACGGACGACGTAGGCGTGCTGACGATTCGCGTCCGGAATGCTCGTGATCACGATCACGAATGGGCGCCGGTGTCCGGGCTGTGGGTTTACCTCTGGCTGCGTCGGGCAGCATCTGCCGAGCTCGCGGACTTCTCGGCCGCGATCCTACGCTCGAACCCCGCGAGGCTCACGACGCGCATCAGCGACATGCCATCGGTCGATGTGTGGCCGCTTGACGCGTGGAGGGACGTGGCATGAACGCGCTGGCGAAGGTGCTGATTCGCGAGACGCCGATCGACTGGGATCGCTACGTGCTGACGGACGACGATCTTGGGAGATTCGTCAATCCGAATTCACTCGTTGGACGTATCAGCGACGTAGTGCACGGCCGGGGCGCACGCGAGGGTGTGCCGCTGCCATGGGCAGGACTGCACGATAAGGTTCGTCTACGCCGCGGAAAGTTTGCCGTATGGGCCGGCATCAATCATCACGGTAAGACAGCGATGCTCAAGCAGATCGCGCTCCATCTTGTCCGTAGTGGTGAGCGAGTCTGTATGGCAAGTCTTGAGGAAGATCCCGAAGAGACGATGGCCGACATCGCCACGCTGGCTTGCCCTGACGTGGATCTGCGCGAAACAGACGATTACATCGATGTCGCCTGCAATTGGGCTGCTGGGAAGCTTTGGCTTTACAACCAGACGAAGATGATGGACCCCCAGCGCATCCTCGCACTCATGGCCTACGCTGCCCAGGAGAAGCGGTGCACGCATTTCATTCTTGACTCTCTGATGCGTACTGGCATTGCCCAGGACGATTACGACGGGCAGCGGATCTTCTGCAACCACCTAACTAACTACGGTTCGCGGCTCAACCTTGGAATGCACTTGGTTCATCACATTGTAAAGGTCGATGAGAGCCAAGTTCCGGGCCGTGAATCAATCCGGGGTACTGGCGCCATCATCGATCAGTCAGACCAAACATTCATCGTATGGCGCGACATGAACGAAGATAAGCCTTTCGACGCGCCTGATGGTCTGCTGATTGTCGCGAAGAACCGAGGACGACGGCCGCTGAACTGGATTGGAAAGATCCAGATGCACATGCATAAGAGTGGCCAGTTCATGCGAAATAAGCATGACGAGCCGATGCTGTTCATGGGGAGCATGGTCGCATGATCTACACCTGCGAACGTTGTCACATCGTTTTCGAGCACGAGAAGAAGCCCGGCGGTTATCGCTTCTGCGGGCAGAAGTGCGCCAACCAGCACGCATTGAAGCTGGGACGCGAAGAGCTTGTCCCATGGGCCGAGCTCGGCGCGCGCATGGGCTACATGGCAAAGCGGTTGGAAGTCAGCCCCTGCACGCTCAGGCGCGCTCTGATCGCGCATGGTCTTTATCGCCTGTGGGCATCACGTAGATATCTCAAATGCGCATCCCCGACGGTTGGGAACCAGTCAAAGACAATGGATGCAGAGACTTCTACTGCATCCGCAATGGTGATTTCACCATCGTCCGAATTGGTGGCGCTGATGGCTACAGGTACGAGCTGTGGAAGTTGAAAGAGCAACTATTTGTGAATTTACTGAGCGCCGAGGCAGCGATCGAGGTTTCACGTGAAGCATCCAGCCTTCCGCCCCAGTGAAGAAGCGCGCGTAGGTCCGCAAGCTTACGACCGCCGCATGATCGGCCGCGTGTGCAGGATTGAGAGCATCGTGTCACCGATCGAGGGCGAGTGGCGCTACATCGTGAGCACGGCCAGCGGCATGTCATCCATTCTGCTGGAGGCGACGCTCAAGAAGCAGTACGAGCGCGGCGACTGGCGCGACATGGCTTACATCTTTTTGCCGCAGAGGTGCGCGCGATGAAGCTGTTTGACGACATCATGGATTGGCTCGAGGCGCGTCCGCTGTGGCAGATCTGCATTGGCGTGATCTTGGCGTTCGTTTTTCTGATTGCGATGTCCGAGGTGCTTTCATGAGCGAGCAGGGCACGACAAAGGATCAGGTCTATGGGAACTAACTACTACTGGCATAACAACCCGCCGTGCCCGACATGTGGCCATGGTGGAGAGCCGCGGCATATCGGCAAATCTTCTGCTGGCTGGTGCTTCTCGCTGCGCATCTATCCCGAGGATGGCATCAACAGCTTCGATGACTGGAAGCGCTTGCTTGAGAGCGGTGGCGTGATCCGCGACGAGTACAGCGCGGACATCCCCATTGCAGAGATGCTGGAAACGATTACCGAGCGCGGGCGCGATCCTCGAAACCAGTCCTTCGTTCCAATGGGGTACGCGTCCTGGGCCGACTTCCACAATACGAACCATAGTGAGCCTGGCCCGAAAGGGTTACTGCGTCACCGGATCGACGGCATGGGGACATGCGTTCGCCACGGCGAAGGCACGTGGGACTACTGCGTCGGTGAGTTCTCATGACCGACCCAGTCTCGTCGAATCAGTGGGGTATAGACGAAGCGTTTAAGACGCTCGAATCGCTCACCGAAGGATCGTCAGCCGCGAAGGGCGCGATGCGATTTCTGCGGAGTCAGCTTTCGAAGCCAGCGCACGAGCGCGAGCCACCCCACTGCTCGACCTGTGGATGCGGCCTCGCTCCCGAGCCGGAAGTAACCCTGGTCAAGGGCACTTGCTCAATTTGCGGAAAGGAGTTCGAGGGACACCCAGGCGATAACGCATGTCATCCGTGCTGGCTGGGCTATGACGGCATGACATCGGAGGAGCTTATGGGAACCGCCCAACCTCCGGCGGTGATTAATGCGTCGAACGCGCGGCAGATATCAGGCATGTGCTGCACGCATGGCGTGGCTGCAATCGACGATTGCGTGGCGTGCAGGTCAGCCCAACCTCCGGTAGATGTTCGCATTGCCGATTGCCCGGCCTGTGGCAAGCCAATGAGCGAGCACAAGGGCGAGTTGAAGCCCGGCGCAGTGTTGTGGTGCCCATGAGCTACAAGCGCCCGCAGATCCATCGGACGGACCAGTCGCAGGACGGAATCATTGAAGCGCTGGAGAAGGCTGGCTGGAAAGTTTGGATCATCGGGCGCCCAGTCGATCTGCTGTGCTGGAAAGCCGGCAAAGGGTTTCGCTGCCTCGAGGCGAAGACCGCGCGCGGCAAGAAGAATCCGAAGGCCGTGATCGACAAGCGCCAGGTCGAGCAGATCGAGTTCATCAACACGACAGGGACGCCGCGAGTGACGTGCGCGCAAGAAGCGCTGTTGGCAGTCGGCGAGGTAATCACCCTATGAGTGCAGTCATGAGCAAGAAAGATCTGCTGTCCTATGTCGATCGTGGCCGCCCAGGACTGAGGTATGACGGCGACAATCTGCCTCTCGTTCGAGAGCCTACAGCGCCTCCGCGCAAGATGCTCACGAAGGAAGCACTGAGTGAGCAAACCGAGCCAGAACTAGCGGATGCCGACGCCGCACTTGAGCACTGGGCCGCGTGGGCTAAGTCTGCGATGACCAGCATGGGCTGGCCGCCACGAACCATGCTCGCGCGAATCATCGAATTCGGCGTACTTGGGGCAGCTCAGCGCAGCAGCGGCAGCCTGATCGTCGTCGGTGGTTTGATCGAATATGACGAGCTATGTGCGTGGGTGGAGGCAGCAGTCATGAGGCTCACGCTCTCTGAGCGTAACGTGATTGTTCGCGCGTACATGCATTACGAGACGCCAGAGAAGTCAGCCCGAGAGCTTTCGATGACGGCAGCTAACTTCCGCCAGGTTCTTTATCGTGCGCGCCGATCTGTTCGTGATTATCTGGATGGACGCAAGGCTGCAAAGGCAGTTGCGTTATAACAAATGGCCACGTAGTCTGCTGGCATCGGATTCTATCCACGAAAGCCCGCCACTGAGCGGGCTTCTTTCGTTTCTACGGCCGCGCCGCCAACATCCCACAGCAGTCAATCGACTCAAAGGGCGACGCGCGGCCTTCTAACCTGGGAGTCAGCATGCGTCTTTCGTTCACTGCCACCATCGTGGCGGCTGGGTTGTGCCTGATTGGTATGGGTATTGGCTTGTCCGATGCGGAGGCCGCTATCCGCACCGTTTCCTGGACTCATCCGACCACGAACACGGACGGGTCGGCCCTGCCGCTCACGCAGATCACGCGAACGATCGTGGTGTGGGGTACGAGCTCCACTACCATGACGAATTCGAAGATCGTCACCGGCGCGGCAACGTCGACGACCATCGATTTGGCACCAGGCACATGGTTCGTTGGTGCACGCACGACCGCGAATAACAACGACAGTGCTGTGTCGAACGTAGTTCAGGTCGTTATTCCACAGCCCACGCCGAACCCGCCCGTAGTGACGGTGCAGGCGGTCGTTGCCGGCATCAACATGAGCCCGGCATACAAGATCCTGGCCGATGGCACGCGCAGTCAGGTCGTGGCGGGATTTGTCTCGGTGGGCACAACTTGTGACGATGGCCCGACTGTCTTCAGCTATCGCAACAAGCCATACCGAAAGATCGCGAACAGCAAGGTGCAATGGTGGAGTCCGACACTGGCTGATGTTCGGTCACCTCCGCCGGTCGCTGTTGCCTGCGCGTGACGCCAGTCCAGCGCATCTGGGACATGATCAGATCACCGCTGCAGCACTGTCGTCCGGCCTCTCCGCCGAAGAAGCGGCGGGTGTATACGCCGGCAGCGTTGTCCAGCTTGGTTTTGAAGGGACGCGAGAAAACACGGCGCTGGATTGCCGAGCAGCGCGTGTGAATGGGCATCCTGATCCTGCGGTCATCTGCTGTTGCCGGTGGTGGAGGCGGCGGCGACTGGGCTGATACGTTCGTTACAGCGTCTGGCGTGGGTGCAGCCCTTGCGACGGATGGGATTGTCGTAGGCGTCAGGGGTACGAATACCTCGCAGTACGGAGCCCGTGTATCGGAGGGAAACGGTGGTGAGATTAACTTTCTCACCGGAGCCGCCTATGACGGGGATGACGCGATTGAGCTTATCCCTCCGACTATTGGCTTAGAGGGACCAGGGACAAACCCGGCGTACTGTTCGATCATAGACGGCGTTGATGTTACCAACGGCGGCGTCCACCAGGTTGACCAACTAAATATCGCGTTTCTGGCGAGGGTGGGCCCGCGATACATCGACCTAGCGGCGGGGTCAAAGTGGCTTTCGGTCGGGGTATCTACAGCACCTAATGGTGCTTTTGCCAACCGAGCGGCAGTCTTCGAGGGGTACTTTACGGAAGGCCCTATCACCGGAAACCCAGCGAGGGTTTACGGAGTCACTGCCGACGAGACCCAGCACTATTTCAATCCTTACGAGACTGGCTGTTACTCCGCGGAGTGCGGGCCAGCGTCTTCATACATCGTCGTGGGCCGGGGCACGGCGAGTCACGCGTCATCACCTCCGGTCATTGGGCCGAATGAGTGGGTGCACTTTGAGATGGAATTGGATGTCTCGCAGGTTCGAGGGAATGCCAACGGACGTAACAAGCTGACCATTCGCACGGCAGACGGCGTCATCCATCGCACGTTATCGATCGCACTCGATCACGAAGCGAGCTGGAATTTTGCTTGGGATGCAATCACACACGTTGAAGGGCTTGGCTGGTATTGGAACCTGGAAAGCACTGCCCACGCGGATAACTGGATTCAATTTTCACACGTTCGGCTCAGCGCGAATCGTGCGGTAGACGATCCGATCGGTCCCCCACCGGGATATCTCGACTAATGTCCATCACATTCGATGCCGCAGCCAGTGCGAACGGGGGAGGAGTAGTAACCCTCAACGTATCGCACACGTCGTCCGGTTCTAACCGGGGCGTCTTGATTGGTATCCACGCCGAGGGCGGCGTGACCATTTCCAGCCTTCTCTACGGATCTCAGACCCCTACGCTAGTGGACTCCACGGCCAACGGGATAGGCCACATGTACTTCTTGGCCGCGCCGGCGACGGGCGGACAGACCGTAGATGTGGACTTCTCCGGAAGCTCCTCGCGCTGCGCGATGGGTATCGTTTCATACAACGGCTCAACGGGTGCGCTATCGGTTGCCGGCTTTGAAAACCCAGCGGAAGACGAGTTTGGCCCGAACGCGTCAGCAACGATCAGCTCTGCTGTCGGTCAATTGATAGTTGACATGGCAACGTGCGTAGGAACGGTCTGGGCTGCTGGAGCGGGACAGACCGAACGCGTGAGCCTGGATGATTACGCAAGCACCAACCGGTGTTTTGGCATGTCGGAGGAGGCTGGTGCTAGTTCGGTCGTGATGTCCTGGACCGGCACGGGAGCGGAATTCACGAACATTATTGCAGTGGCCCTGCAGGAAGCGGCTGGTGGTGGAGCGACTGGAAGAGGGAGACTTGTTGGCGGAAAACTCGTCGGCGGTAACTTGATAGGACGAAGGCTATGAGAGATATCACCATCGGCGAGACATTCGACGTCAAGTTCACGACGACCGAACCTGACACGGGTGCGCCAGCAACGTTGGCGGGCACTCCAGTCGTTTCTGCGTACGTTGGCAACTCGACGACGCAGATCACTGTCGGCATCACACTTACGGTTGATTTCGATGGCGTCACTGGCCTGCATAACGTTCGTGTTGTGGCCACGACCGGCAACGGCTATGCGGATGGTACCGACGTCTCGCTGGTCATCACCACCGGCACGGTCGACGCCGTCAGTGCAGTGGGATACGTCATCGAGAACTTCACCATTGGAAGGAGCGCTGCGAACTCCGCACTGAAGCCGGTTGCTCGCGCTACTTACCTCAATGATTCGACAATCGCGACGCTGGCCAGCCAGACCAGCTTCACGCTGACCGCGGGCAGCGCAGACAACGATGCCTATAACGGCATGGCCTTCATCTTCACCGATGTGACCACCGCGGTTCAGAAGGGCATTGCCTTCGCATCTGACTACGTTGGATCCACCCGCACCGTCACGTTGGAAGCGGGCCCGATCTTCACGATCGCAACCACTGACCTGGTGACGATTGTTCCGGCAGGCGGATCCACGAGCCAGCCGCTGGCTGCGAATGTGACTCAGGTGGCCGGCGCAGCGGTGAATACGGCAAGCGCGCAACTCGGCGTCAACATCGTGAATGCTGCTGGAACCGCATGGGGATCCGGTGCGATCACTGCCGCGTCAATTGCGGCCGACGCGATCACTGCTGCCAAAATTGCCGATAACGCGATTGACGCTGGATCGATCGCAGCGAATGCGATCACCTCCGCGAAGATTGCGACGGGTGCGATCACCAGCGCAACGTTTGCGGCTGGCGCCATTGATGCCTCAGCAATCGCGGCGAACGCCATCGGCGCGTCTGAACTCGCTGCCGATGCTGCTACTGAGATCGCCACTGCCGTGCTTACCGCGGCCACAGCCGCTCCAATTGCCGCGAACATGGAGCAGATCAACACCGTGGCGATTACCGGAAATGGCGGCGTCGGTACTGAATTCTCGGTGTAAGCCGTGGCCATTGGCATCATCTGGGGCGAGATCTGGAATGAGGCCATATGGAACACGGCTATCTGGGCGCAGGCCGTTGGTGACGACACCACGCCGGATGCGTTCTCGTTCACCGATCAGACGGCCGTCGATGTCAGTACTGAAATCACCAGTGCAGCAATTACGGTCACGGGCATCGATGCCGCGGCCGATATCACGGTCAGTGGTGGAACCTACAGCATCAATGGCGGGGCATTCACCGCAGACGCTGGAACCGTCAGCCTCGGTGATGAGGTTCGAGCTCGGCACACGAGCAGCGCGAGCTACGTCACTGCAACCAACACCACCGTCACGATTGGCGGGGTGAGCGATATTTTCACCAGCACGACACGAGTAGAGCCCGCCGGTGAGGCTGGAGGCGTAGGCGCCCCCACTCGCATGGGCGGAATGATGGTTTTCGGATAGGAGAGCTACCCGAGAGGGCGCTTATGTATCAGCACATTGCAGTTGACTCAACGTGGCCGCGCCAGTAGGCAACCAGAACGCCAGAAAAGCCAAGCGATGGGAAAGTGCCATCACTAGGGCACTCGCAAAGGTGGCGAACGGCGCAGGACTGGAAGCGGGCTTGGATTCCCTGGCTGAACAGCTGGTGTCGGCTGCGGCTAAGGGCGAGCAATGGGCATTGCTTGAAATTGGCAATCGTTTGGACGGCAAGCCAGCGCAGATCGTCATTGGTGATGCCGATGAAGATCCGATCCAGCACAGTCACACTGTCGAGTGGGTGAATGGCGCGTCTGCAGCTGCCAAGCAAGCTTGAGCCGCTGAGACATCCCAAGCGCTACAAGGTCATCTACGGTGGCCGTGATGGTGCGAAGTCCTGGTCTATCGCTCAGCTGCTGCTGATCTTTGGCACTGAACGACGATTGCGCATTCTCTGCGCTCGCGAGGTGCAGAAGTCGATCAAGGATTCGGTGCACAAGCTGCTGTGTGACCAGATCAACCGGCTTGATCTCGGCTACTTCTACGATCCGCTGCAGACAGAAATCCGAGGCAAGAACGGGACTGAGTTCCTGTTCACCGGCCTGAGTGACCAGACGGTCGAGTCCATGAAGTCCTTCGAGGGCGTGGATATCTGCTGGCTTGAGGAAGCCCGGCCGCTCACGAAGCGCTCGTTGACGATCCTGATCCCGACGATCCGCAAGGATGGCTCGGAGATCTGGATGAGCTTCAATCCGGAGCTTGACACTGACGAGGTGTACGTCCGCTTCGTTGAGAACACGCCTCCTGATTGCCTGTTGATCAAGGTCAATTGGGACGACAACCCTTGGTACTCGCGTGCTCTCGACTCAGAGCGAGAGCGCATGAAGCACGAAGATCCCGAAGGCTATGCGCATGTCTGGGATGGCATGTGCAAGGCTGCAGTGGATGGCGCCATCTATTTCAACGAACTGGCCGCCGCGACGAAGGCCGGCCGTATTCGCAACGTCCCGTACGACCCGATGCTGAAGGTGCATACGGTTTGGGACCTTGGCTACAACGATAAGGTGGCCATTGTGTTCGTGCAGAAGGTGGCTTCCGAGATTCGCGTGATTCGATATCTCGAAGACAACCTCAAGGATCTGCCTTGGTACGTTTCTGAGCTGAAGAAACTCGAATACAACTGGGGCAGGGACTACTTGCCTCACGATGGTTATGCCGCGCGGCTGGAGAGTGGCGGCAAGAGCACGTATCACATCCTCAAGGCGCTGGGGCGTCCTGTCGTTCCAAAGGGCCTGATGCCAAACGTAGATGTGGAGGAGGGCATCAAGCAGGCCCGGCTCGTGTTCCCTCGCGTGTACTTCGACAAGGAGCACGCACGCGGTCTGGTTGATCACCTGAAGCGCTACAAGCGGTCAATTCCATCAACCACGGGTGAGCCTGGTGCTCCTGTGCATGACGCGTCATCGCACGGTTCTGATGCATTTCGCTACATGGCGCTGACTGTGGACAAGATGACCAACGACTTGGACGCTCCCAAATTGAAATACGAAACGGTGTGCGCATGAACGTTGCGACGAGGCTGAAGATTGAGCAGATGGAGAGGGATATTGCGAGCCTGAAGGTGCTTGTCGACACGCTCAGCAACGTGGTGCAGAACCTGCAGAATCGTGAGCTAACTCAGCTGCAGTCAAATCAAACTTTGAAGCTCCCCGAGAAGCGCAAGAGTGCCTAAGCTCACAGACGACGAACAGCGCGCGATCATCGGTGCGCGCCTGTCCGATACCGTCAACAGCACGAATTCAGAGCTTCGTGATGATCGCGAGAAGGCGCTCGACCATTACTACGGCCGTCCCTATGGGAACGAGCAGGAGGGTCGCGCGCAGGTCGTCACCAAAGACCTGATGGACACGATCGAGTGGATGATGCCCAGCCTGCTGCGCATCTTCGCGAACAAGGATGCGGTGCAGTTCGATCCGGTGGGCCCGGAAGATGAGGAGTTCGCCAAGCAGGAAACGCTGTATGTAACGCATGTGCTGTGGAAGAAGAATCCCGGCTTCATGCTCATGTACAACTGGCTCAAAGATGCCCTGATGCAGAAGGTGGGCTATCTCAAGTACTACTGGGCGGATGAGGAAAAGCTCTGTTTCGAGAAGTACGACGGGTTGGACGATGACCAACTGCTGCTGACCATTCAGTCGCTGGAGTCGCAAGGCGAGGTCGAGATCGTTGGCGCGTCTCAGGAGGACAATGGCTGGTCCATCAAGGTCCGGCTCAAGAAGAAGTACGGCTGCGCCAAGCTCGAAGTGGTGCCACCGGATGAGGTCATCGTCGACAAGGACTGCCGCGGGGCGATCAAGAC